GTCGGCAGGAGGCCGTCAAGATGACGTCTTCTGGGTCCCCGTAGGCCCCTGAAAGGGGCCTCGACCGGACAATAAAGTCGGGGTCGAAGAGGACCTGGCCCTCTACTAAGGGCCCCACCGGGGACTCCAGCGTCGTATGGACGGGGCGGTCCGCTCCCCTTGTACCAAGGGAGGGAGAGCCGGCCGTCGAGGCCGTGAGTCGGGTGAAGGGAGTGAGCGGGTGCTGACCCCCGGGGCCGTAGTAGTTGGCATGCGCTGCCTCGAGGAGGAGGTGGGCGAGATGTCGCTGCGGCTCGGAGTAGTGCGGATCCACTCCGTGCGGCACCTGGAACCCGAGCCCGCCCAAGAGGGGGTGGGCGAAGAGGTTCAAGGTATGACGACCGAACCGTGTCTGCCGTCGAATCCCATCCTGGTGATAGTGGAGGAAGAGGTTGTGGGACCGCGATGGATTCATCGAGCCCACGACTGCCCACCGATACCACTCGGAGAGGGGGACGAGGTTGTAACGCCCGCGCTCATCGGTCGTCTCCGCCACGTTAAGTAGCAGTCCGACGTTGATGTAGCCGAGCGTCTCCACGGTAAAGGACTTCCTGAAGGCCCACTCCGGCAGTTCTTCAAGGTCGGCCCACGAAACGGGGCCAGGGACCGAGATGGTGTCGGAGAGGGGAGGGGAGAGGGTCCAGATGGATCGGCCCAAGGAAACAGGGGCCTTTACCTCCGTGAAGACGATCGGAAGGGAGTTAACGGTGAAGAACCGAGGGTGAACGAAGTTCTTCCCAAGGGACAGAGTGAACCCGACCGATGCCGAGGAGGTGAGCCATCGCTGGTACTGATCGACGTCAGCCTTAAAGAGGATGTCATCCCCATTGACGAGAACGGGGAGGGTTCCAAAGGACCGACGCCCCGCGAGGTACTCAAGTCGAAGACTGTCTGGCAGAGCCTGAACGTAAGTAAAAAGGTTCAGGATGCAGAGAATCGGAAACGAGAGGACCCCACCCATGAGCTGCCCGTTCTTCTGGAGTACGGGGTCACAGTTGGCTTCGCGGGGGTAGATCAACACCTGCTCTAGCAGAATCGTCCTAAAGTGGGGGATGAGAATCTTGTCGGCCTCTGAGAGCATAGACTCGAACGCCTCCAAGACAAGCTTGGTGGCGTTGATGTCCAGGCCATCAGTGGCGGCGGAATAATCACCCGAAACGAAGGAAGACTCGCGAGGACCGAAGATCGCAGATTCCCGCCCGAGGAGATCGTAGACGTTGTCATCAGAGAACGTCTTCTTGGTCAAGTCGAAGCAGGAAAAGCGGCCCAGGTAAGTCCAGAGCGCATGCTGAAGGGGTCCCGAGAGGAAGGTGGAGAGGGTCTGCATCTTGGTGATGATGCGGATCTTGAGTGGCTCTTCTAGGGCCACTACCTTCGAGAACGGCAGGTCCATCCAGGCGTCGGGGATATGGCGACGGATCCCCTCGGGAATCGTGTCGTACTTAAAATCCAACGGCTTCTGAATGATATCCCGCCACTCGGCTCGGGAGGGTGGGAGGAACCCACGTTCCTCGACGGGCCCCTGGTCAAGCTCAACGATACGTATGAGCTCGTCCGGGGACCGGCCGAGGGCGGACATGAG